GCTGGGCCCATTCATCACTGCAGTGAGCAAAGCGTATAGCGCGCCTTTCATGGAAGTGGACATCGACGCACCTGCGCGAGAATGGCCAATGTACGGTTACACAAGTGGCAGCACCAACACGAGGATTGGGCAGTGGTATTACGATTTAACAGAAGCAGGGTATAGTATAGCTGAGGACGATTTTAGTTCTTACGATTCAACCCAAGGAATAGGTGCCCATTGCACCGAAGTCGACTTCTTTCTTAGATTCAACCCACCCGACAGCGCAATCAAAGCGTTGGAGCGACAGAGCTACACCAAAGGGTACGCACGCGGACATTATTACCAAACCCCTTATACACGCAAATCGGGAGACCAAAACACAGGCGTGGGCAACACACACGTTCAATTCGTCGCACACACTGACGCTGTCACCTACGCTATGGAGCGTACAGGTTTAGATGCGCGCAGCATCGACGTCAAGATGATTGGATTGGGTGATGACAACCTGCTTGCTGTAAAGTTTCCCGTGAAAACCACCAAGGAAGAGAAAATCATTTTCTTTTGGCACGTAGAGGCACGCTTGAAAGAGTTTGGTCTAAAACCTAAACTCTCGTTGCCCGACGTACATACATATTGTTCCGGCTATTTCATGCCAATTGTGCGCAACGGTCGCGACACGTTCGTTCTGGTGCCCAGTCCCATCCGCAAAATTGCTAAGATGGGTTGGTGCGCAGACGCATCGGTGTCATTCGACCCCCTAATGCGCTTGAAAGGTAATGAATTGGGTGGGCCAATCAACGCTTATGTACCAGTGTCAAGAGTTTTTTACGATTTTTATACTAAATTGCGGGGTAACGCGAATGTTGAGGCGCGCAAATGGTACACATATATATGTTCGGATGACTCTTTTGAAGTAGATGGACGCCAGAAAAGATGGTTCTGCGAGACCTTCGGCGTCACCATTGAAGAAATTGAGGACTTGGAGAATTTCATCCACACACATTTAGTTACCACCAACGGTAACGCTTCATTCTGGTCGCATCCAGTCATGGACAAGATCATCAAACGGGAGTAAATTGTAGAATTCGGGCAAGGCAGCTGTGGAAGGCTGGGAGATTGTTGTCCTCCCCCGACAACCCCAAATAGGGCTATAAAAAACATGAACTCAAACAAGCGCAATAACAATGGAAAACAGTCTAAGAGAAAAAACCAACCCCGTAGACCCAACCCAGTTGTCAAGGAACTGGAACGCATCATATTGGGACAGAAATATAAAGTCAAACAACCCAACGGCCAACGTCGCCCACCACGAAGTGGTAAGGTCGGCGGTATCTCGGACCACCCTTTGTATAGATCAGTTGTGGGGATTATATCTCCGTTCACTGGCATCAAAGGGTCTGTGTCGGGACTCGCTGATCCTCGCCCTTCGCAGAAATTCTGTGGGCGCGGGCTCGTATCTTATCAGATACCCGCTGGCAATGAGTTTATGGCTTTTGTGTTTCCCTGCATTCTCAATGATACCACTCGACCCTCGATGTGTGTTAGTTACGGAACAACAGCCGACATGGCGTTAGCGACT